AAGGAGGAAGAGTAGGTTGTGCTTGACCCCCACTCCGTAACGCTGGGATCTCATTATTAAGAGTAGCTGTTTCAACAGAAAGTCGAGACAAATCTTGAGTTGCTTTAACAAGTTCCTCAACATCCCCATTTTCATATGCAGAAGAATATCTTTTCTTAGCTGCATCCAAATCTGTCGAAACTCGACCAGCGTATTCCTTTCCATAATTTTCACTTAATTGTGTTTGTTGCTGTTGCAAAGAATCATTTTGTGCCTTTATACTTCTTGCATATTGAAGAGCCGCATCTTCACGGCGTTCAGCTTCACGATATTTAGCGGTGAGTTTATCAATTCGTTTCCGAACACCTGAGCTATAACTCTCCAATTCTTCATCAGATGGAAGTTCATCAGAAGATTCTTCAACTTCAGCTGCCTCAATAGTTGGTTGTCCAGAAGCATCATCATCTTTGAGATTAATCTCAACAGCTTCCTCTTCTTCTAGTTCAATAGTTTTTTCATCATCCGGCATGGGATTTCCACTCCATGTTTGTCGTTACAATAAGCTGGCATTTTACAAAAGTAAAGATTTATGTATGTACCAGATAAGAAGGATCCTCTACTACTCCTAAAATTTCATCATCATTCAAGAGGCGTAGCTCTCCATCGTCAATTTTAAAACGAGACCCAGCATATCGCCCAAAAATAACCCAATCTTTTTCTTTACACCATGCGCCTCCAGGATATCTACTTTTATCCTTATACGCATCAGGGCCAACGGCAAGAACATATCCTACCACAGTAGCTAACTGCTCACGTTCATGAACTTCATCAGGTATTTCTACACCCCCCTTACTTTTCTTAGGAGGAATATAAGGCATAATAAGAATGCGCCACCCTGTAGGTGTGGGCAACTTTTCCATTTCTGTTTTAGGGGCACTTGTTTTTTCTTCCAGTGCTCCATTAGAAGGAGGATTATTGACTTTGGCTAAACGCTGGGGGACGAACAATGTGCCCGACATTATCATCATTTCCTTTCTCTAGGATTTCTTTAATATCTTGGGATATGGCCCCAAGTGCTCTAATTTCTCCCATTAAAGCCCGATACTGTGCCATATCAGTTAACTCATTATTCAATAAGAGTTCACTGATCTGATGCTCTCGTGCCTTAATTTCTTTATGGAGTCGCTCACCAAACCAAACTGCATCCATTAGCGCACCCCTCTAAAAGTTACTCCTTGTGTAGCGGCTCCGCCACCACGAGATTTACCTTTAGGTTGCCTTTGAGGAGGAGAAGGATTTTTCTTGTAATCTTCAATCTTTCCACTCCAATCATCCATGGGTTTCTTTTCCATAACAAGTTCCCCATCAACTTTATAAAGTGGCCCAAAAGGGGACTTCACTGTTTCACTCATTTTGAAACTCCTTTAAATTTTTCGAAGGATCTCATCCCTCCTAAACCTAGCATCCCCAAAAGAACAGGCATCATAAGGGACATATCAACTTGAGGTAGGGTAACTAGATGCCCTGTGTGAGCTAGCCAAAAAACTAATATGGGCTGTATAACGTATGTGTATGCTAATGCAAACCCACATGTCCAACCCACAAAAGGTCTCCACCCCGCTACAAAAATACTTCGATGTTGTCCTTCGGCTTTGTTAACTTCTATTTGAGCAATATCAACTTTAGCTAAATGTTCAGCAAGTCGAGTTTCTATCTCCCGTTCTGCTTTTGCACGAGCTTCTTTATCTTCTGGTAAAAATCGACCAATGACATCCCCCACAATAGGAAGAAGACTTGGGAGCAAACTTGCTAAAGGGAGAGGCATTATGTTTCATCCATTGGCGTGTCCAATATTGAATCTTCTTCTGTAACTAACGCACAGTAAATATCAATTACCTTATATCCTTGTCGGGAATAAAACTTAAAAAGATCTTCTCGATCCTTTCCTACCTGCACAGCACACTCTTCTCTAGTTTCAAAAGGTCCAGTAGCTGCAATTTTATACAGGGCATTCGTAGGAATTCCCATATTGTACATAATTGCAATAGCTAGCCAAAGTTTAAGCACTTTAATTCACTGTAATAGTCTCATGAGATTTTCGAGGTTCTTGCGCCTTCTTTTTTTCTAAGTCTAATTTATCTCGTTGAACATCAATACGCTCTGCAGCCTGAGAAGAATCTTGTCGTAATTTTGCTTCTTCTAAGCCCATACGTCCCTGTTCCCTTTGAACATCAAAAGCCAACCGAGCAGCAGATTCTGCTTCCTTACGTTGCATCTCTCGTTCTTTTAATTGAAGTTCCTGCATACGGATTTGTACAAGTGGGTCAATACCTGATTCACCTTGTTGCGCAGCAAACGCTTGGGCTTGTTCGCTTATTTGTGCAGTTGCTTGAGCGGCTGCTTGGGCAATTTGATTTTCCAATTCGGGGGGTAACTGTTCCCCTTCTTCTGGCAACGGCCTACCAATCATTCGCTCTACTTCCTGGCGATACTGCATAGCAAAGTGTTCTTGGATATGACTTTGAAGTACAAGCATAGCTTGCTGATTATTTTGAAAAATAGGATTTTGCATAAAAGCCATATGAGCCGCTATATGTGCGCCATGATCCTGGAAGATAAACGCTTTAACTGGTTTCCCTACTAACGCATCTGCATTTTCAGTGGCCGGATCTTTTGAATTCTCAGGTTCATCAGGGGGCAAAATATCCTTGATATTTTGTGTACCCAATGCTTGGTACATTCGAAAATAGGCTTCTCGTAAATTATGAATTTGAGGAGCAGAAGTGGCCAATTGTAATTGTGTCTGAGCCAACATAACCCGTTGGGCCATGGAAAAAACATTTGGATCACTGTGCGGTACTATGTCAATTTGATCACTAAAGTCATTAACTTTAACAAGTCTCTCCCCACCCGCAACTTCATAGGGATACTCCGAAGGCAAATACTCAGCAAAGGTTTCTGCCAAAAGTCTAAACTCGATTTTTTGAGCATAATGGAGGCGCTTATGAATAGCCGACATTACTTGCATGCCACGCTCTAATAAAGCTACCGTTGTCCCAACAGGCATTGCCTCATTCATGTCGCCTGTTTGTAATTCAGTGATCGCAGCAAAACGCCGCCCAGAATCAACTAATACCCCAAGTAGATTTAGTAGAGTACCCGAAGGTTCTTTATAAGGAAGTGGTAACAAAGAATCTCGTAACGCAGAACCAGGAGCGTCTACATCTCTCCATTCTCCAGGTTGTAATGGGTCATCTTCATTTCGGACTCGTAACCCTCGAGCTTTAAATCCTGCAGGTAAATTAGCCAACGTCCCAGCGTCTATCAATTGACGAAGTAGACTTGTCGCCGATTTACTCAGGCCACCAATCATATGGATTAGGCCAAACCCATAGAATCCCAATCCTGGTAGGAATTTATAATGAACAAAGTATTGTTTCTTTGCTTGAGTCTCATCCTTTTCTTCCCAGTTTCGACGAATGGAAAGAATTTTAGAACAGCCCTCTTCCAAAGTTACAATATAGGGGGATTGAATTCCAAGGGGTTCCCCAGTCTCATCTAATTCCTCATGCCCCAATAGCTCTAAATCTACATGACACTCTAAAATAGTCATGATATCAGGGGTAAGGTATTTTGTGGGATGCAGCCCCTCTAATTCGTCCACCTTTTTTGTAATTTCTGAAGGATCAGGGGAAGTTGGTATAAGTTCAATATCTCTATAGAAACCTGAAAGTTGAAGTTTACGCACATCATTTGTTTTCATTTTAATGACATGGGTAATTCTTGAAGCCGATAAGAGATCTGTTGTCTCATAAGGAACAACAAGGTCTTCTGATGTAATAAACTTTGAAACGGCCCGATTCAAATTTTCATCATAGTAAACTTTTTTAAACGAAGAACCAGATAAAGGAAGGTAGAAAAGCATCTGATCTAACTCAGGGTCAAACTCCTGCATTACCTCAGTAATCTGATAGTTCATAAAATCTTTTACACGAGTTGCTTGAGAAGTTCGCTCTGGAGAAACCTTCCCTACAATTCGAGTATCAACTGGACCCCCCGCTGGAAGTAATTCTTTATAAGCGGAAGCCTGAAATTGTGCAACTGCTTCGGATAATAGGGGATGGTAAACTCCAGAAGCCCCCTGAAAAGGTTGCGTCCGTTCTTCATTATCCATCCCTAAAAGATTTAATCCTTCACTATAGGAATTCTCCCAATCTTTGCGACTGTCCTTATCCTCTTTATAATTATCAATGAGTTGCGAGGCCAACCGATCAAGATCACGTTGGTCCATATCCTCGGATAAATTACGATAAAAATCTGGTTCAAGGGGTTCTTCCGTAACTTCTTCTCCAAAAGCTACAATAACATTCCCCTCCTCATCTGGAGGTTGCATATCGCCAATCACCTCAATCTCAATATCTTCTGTACCAAGATTAGGTAAATCAGCTAAAACTTCATCCGCTGCTAATGGAACATCTGTACGAATGGGTCGTTCTATATCCAAGGCAGGAAAAATTGGGTCATCAGCCATTATTTTTTCTTTCCTTTAGAACCTTTCTTCTTCTTCTTTTTCTTCTTGCTCTTTGGGGGACGCCCACGCTTAGTACCATAAGTTCCGGGTCCATAAGGCATCACTATGCCCTCCTTGTCTTACGTTTAGATTTTGAGTGTTTCCTAGCCAAATATGCTCTATAAGACTTTTTAGCTTTTTTAAGAGTATCATATACCCCACCCCCAAAAGTCCATCCACCTTTTACTTTTCGTATTGGCATTTTCTAGTTGGCTACTCTAGGCTAAAATTCTTAATTTGAAAAGTTATTTTGGGCCTCCATTAAATTTATCACGAAGTTTGTTGCAATAGTCCCATAAAGCAGAAACCTGCTTTTGTATAGTTGACATTTCTGCTTCTAACTTAACCGTTCGAACATAAGTGTCTCGTTTTATAATTTCATCTACATCTTTACGAAGTTCACCAGTTTGCTCGCGCAATCGTGTGAACATAACAATGATTAAACCAATAAAAACAATTTGATGCCAGTATTCCTTGAGTAAATCCACTACCGATGCCCTGAACCTTCATCTGTAATAAACTCAAACCCTGTCCCACAAGTTGTGCACCTGAAACTCATATCATCATACAAGAAAAAATGAGCTGTGATAATATCATTTGCCTCACATACTTCACAAATAAAAGGTTGCCCCTCTATTTCTTTAGATGAACCTTTTTGTTCTTTTTTAAAAGGAAGGACATCACTCATTAATTTCACCAATTTCCTCGTAAGTCTTGCCCATCAACTCTTGAAATTCAGGTGGATCCATAGTCAAACCAAAAGCACCATTGAGTTGTACTATACAATGTAGCTGTACTAAAGGTTTGCCATCTAAAAAATTTTGAAAGAGACGATAGGCCACTAATGCATAGTCTGCATGATGACGAGACTTGAACACTCGTACCCCAATAATCTCACTCTTTTCTATACTGTTGGCTTCTAAAAGATGTGCAATTTCATCAGAGGTCATATCACGGTATTCAACGGTCCACCGTAACTGCCAATATTTGGTTAAGTGATCAAGTTCAGTATCCGCAGACCCACAAGGGCTAATCGCTCCCATTTCTGGGGGTTCGTGATTGGCAACAGCCACTGAACTCATAAGAAGGAATAAAACTGCAAGTAAAAATTTTGCTGTCAGCCTCATGACTCGTGTGCTCCATTTACTAATAGTAAGTGTATCTTCTACGGTATCCCGAGTTTTCTTCTTTGTAATCCTCCGGATGACCAATAAATCCACCTTGGCGAAATCGTAAAAGTGCTTGAGTCATTGAATCAACCAAATCATCATGCTCACCATTGGGGAATTGTGCACATTCTTCAATCATCTCTTCTGCAAAACTTTTCTTTGGTGCCCAAATCATGCCACTTTCAAAAAGAGGTGCAACCGCATTTACTCTTGCGTATTTATCTTGGCCCTTTCCTGGCGTAAAATTCATTACAGGGATGCCCATTGCGCGAAGTTCCTGGGTTAATGGGGAACCACTCGCTTTGGCTTCTATGATGACAATATCAGGTTCCCAGTAATGATAATTTTTCAATGCCACTCGTTTTAATTCAGGGAATTCATACCGCCCTTTCACAGAATCTAAAAGAATTAAATTTGGTCCTCCATCTTCAATGGGAAAAAACACCCCCCACGTTGAGATAGCGGAATAATCAGAATATTCTTTTTTCAAAAAAGCAGTATCATAAGATTGAATAATGTACTCCAATCCTGGAACTGACTCTTTATCCCAATCTTTCCACCAATCCCGTTTAAGAATACTGATTGCATCAGCCGTTGGCCGTTGTAGCCACTGTGCACTCCATTTTTGTGGGCTTAAACTAGCCTTCACCCCGTCCAATTCCTTACGATTCCAGAACTCAGGCCAAAGTACCTTGTCCGAATCAAGGATAGCAGGGAACTCAATTACCTCCCATTGATCAGCTTTGGAGTCATAAGACTGTTGCCTTAAAACTTTAGCAGTCAAATCTCGCTCACTCCACCGTGTCATTACAACTACGATGGCCCCTCCTGGTTGCAATCTTTGGCGGGGGCCGGAGGTGTACCATTCATAGGCATTTTCCATTGCGGCATCGCTAAGTGCATCTTGCTCGGAATGAGGGTCATCAATAATCAGTAGATCCGCGCCACGTCCGGTAATCGCACCGCCCACACCACTGGCAAAGTATTCACCGCCTTGGGTGGTGGTCCATCGACCAGCAGATTTACTATCCGCGCTCAAAGTTACTCCGGGAAAGACTTGTCGAAATTCTCGAGAGTCAATCAAGTTACGCATCTTCCGTCCGAAATTCATGGCCAATTCGCCCGTATGCGTAGTCTGAATAATTTTGAGTTTTGGATTCCTACCTACCAGATACGCGGGAAAAAGGTAGCTTGCAAATTCTGACTTTGTATGACGCGGAGGCATGTTGACAATCAGGCGTTTGAGTTTCCCATCGGCCACTTCCTGAAGTTTTTGGGCAAAGACCCGATGGTGTTTGCCTTCAATAAAGTCAGGCCAAACGTGAGTTACAAAACGCAAAAATTTTGCTTGGGCTTCTTCGCTCAGCTTTATGTCATTTAGCCGAGTACGAATTGCAAGATATTCTTCAAGTTGCTCTCGACTAAGGTTTTGTAACCTTGCGTCTAACTTTCGATTCTGAAGCGCCACTAGTTGTAGTCCTTCCTGACCGCTTGAAGTTTAAAAAATCTGCTGCCTCTGCTGTATCCGCAAAGCACTGCATAAACCGCACGGGGTCATCGGTCTCTGGGTCAATGATTGCCGTTATACTAGCGCCATATTTCTGAGGAAGGTAGCCTTTTTCATTTGCGTAGTCATCATAGAGTTTGTAGCCCCGAGCGCGAGCCGCCCAATAGATCCTTCCCGATTCCGCATTTTCCGTTTGAAATAAGGCCCATTGGTGTCTGTGCCCACTAATATATAGGTGGGCTTCTGACCCAGAAAAGCGAGCGCGTCGAACCTGAGCGTGGAGCGGGTTCCACATACTATGTCCTGGCATATCATGTGCCCCTATTATTCGAGCCTCGTTTCCGTTTGGAAATTGTAATTTTAAATTGGCATTCCAGTTTTCTGCAATTCCCCCCTTCTTGAGCCACTCTATCGGGTCCGCCGCATTTGGAAGCCACATATCATGGTTTCCCTTAATTAAGCACAGCCAGTCGACTTCACCCAATAGCCATTCTACTAATTGCCAAGCCTGAACTGCCGACGTTTCCTGGTAGGCCCAGAGTCTTTGTAAACGGCCTATCCAGTTATTACTCACGTCACCAAGGTTTACCGCCCATAGGCAATCGGTACTATTGATTAAGTCTATATCCAAACGCAAATTGTCCCAGTCGCAATAGTCATCGTCAATGTGGGGGTCTCCAAAAAATGTAATCCCCACGGCCCCCTGTACGTTTACTTTTATGGGAATCCACTCTCGGGCTACTTTTGCCTCGAACCGCTTGCGACTACGCGTGGTCAAATGCTCTACTAGGTCTTCCGTAGGCATTTCCTCCGAAGGGAGGGTGGGCAATGTGTATTCTGATTTGGAATCAGGATCGTTTTCTAAAAAATTTTCTTCCTCACTTTCTCTAAAAAATTCTAACGCCTCCATTCTTCTGCCGATAGCGTTTGGAGTGACCTTTAATAAAATTGCTGCCTTCTTTCGTCCATGTTTTTTTAAAATTTTTTCTGTCTCTTCGAGTTCTTCCTTTGTTAGTTTCGCAGCCATAATCCCTCCTTTTAACTAAATCTCTCCCCTTTAACCGTTATTACTGGACAAAAGTAAAGAGAAATTTTACCATGGGATTTGGAACATGGAGAAATGTAATAAACTGGAGCCAACCTTTTGGGGAGGGCGGGCGGGCGCGGGCGCTGCCCTGCGGGGGGGTGCCCCCCTTGGGGGTATGCATATAGGTTGAGGCTTGGCAGGGACCCCTCGATCCCTGTCAAGCTATAGTTGTTATAGGCTTTGCCTATAGGGTAGCCTAGTAGGAACAGTAGCCAGGTAGTTCTAGCATGGCGTCTTCAGGTATGTGTGGTAGGTTAGCCGCCTTGCACCAATTGGCATAGGCTTCGACGGGTATGCCATCAACCCAGCCTTTAACCTTGTACCATTTGCGAAAGGCCCTTGCTATGGCTAGGTACTCCCAATGGGTAAGGCTACGGGTAGGCTGATGTATTGCGTCGGGTAGTGGTAGTAGTTGGGTGCGTGCAGGTAACCGTGGGCCTGCCCAATCCCATGCTTCGCCGGTGTCTGTCATCATGGTGTGTTACCCCTTATAAGTAACGGGGGGCAACGTGCCCCCCGCCAAGCCGCTAGGCTATTTGTTAGCTACTACCTTTAGGTAGCTTGTGCCGTATGTGCTAGCGCTAGGGCTAAAGCCGCCATATACCGCTGCTAGTACGTCGTCGTATGTGTTGCCGCCTAGCTTGCCTTCCTCAATGGCCTTGCGTAAGGCAGGGAATGTAATAGGCTTGGTAAGCATGGCCATGATAGTGGCACGCTTGCCGGTACGCTTGCGTAAAAATGGGTGCAAGGCACCTGCCGTGATGTTTTGCGGTGTTAGTACCGCGTTAGGGTTAAGGGCTAAAAATGCGCTAAGGTGGTCGGCCTGTACCTTGGCAGATGCCTTGGCTAGGTCCTCACCTTGTAGCGGCTTGTATACTACTTGGGCCATTTGGCCCCCCTTTCGGCTAGTTGCTACCCGTCATCAGGTAGTAGGCTTATACTAGGGTAAATGGGTGTATATATATACCTATACTGGTAATAGGCTACGCCTATAAGGGGCTTGCATATATGGGCTAGTATGTATACCTATACTTGCTATAGGCTTTGCCTATACCCTGTGGGGCTTGTTATTGCGGGTTGTGGGTTTTGTGGGCGCGGCGTGGGCGCGGGGCGCGGGTACATTACTGACCCACCATCTACCAGATCAAAGCGATCAAAGCGACGACCACTAAGCGACGACCACTAAGCGACGACCACTAAGCGACAGGATAAAAGGGCGGAAGCGACTTAGACGACGGCTTCCGCCCACGGGGTAAAAGGTAACAGTTAGCCGCCCCCAGTTTTAAGAGGCGGCTAACCTTGTCTAGTTACTCAGTACGCCACACCCCTATGGTACCGTCTGGTAAACCGCGGGTTGCTGCTCTCTTCTGGCGGTGATGTAAAAAGACAACTAGCCCGTTAGCCTCTTTACGCGTGGTAAATATAACACAGTCACCCACCTCCATTTGGTCACATTCACTATACCTACTTGTTTTTTTACCTGTGGCTGTCCGAACTGGCATAGCCTTATCTTTAATGATCTCCATAGCTTTTACCCCTTATAATCATTAGTTAGTACTATTTAAAGTATAGCCGCCCCCACTAACAACAGTACCGTTATTTACTGTTATTAATCACATTGCGGTCAGATCTATTAGATCATAGAGTAAGGTGAGGTTGGGTGGGGTATAGTAGGGTGGGGTCCAGATCTAAGCGATCAAAGCGATCAAACGACGACGACGACGACGATCAAACGACGACAAAGAAATGGCCCCACCGAAGCAGGGCCAAGTCTCGCGTCCAAAAGGGGAGGACTTAGGACGCGGCACTCAAAGTGATGAATGACGTACCGTAGGATTTAGACGAAGGGCCATAACCACCCGCCAACCCAGCCGCAATATCACGGTGGCCACCGCCAAGAGGCTTGGCAGCAGTCAACAGCTTACGAGCATCAATCGACTTACTCATCAGCACGTTAATATCGTGGCGCTTACCCGACTGGCGTTTGAGGTAGGGAGGAAGCCCACCGTCCTTACCGACTGGGCGTACCGCCGCGCCAGGATTGGCACTAATAAAGGTCTTGACCGCGTGGTCCTGAGCTGCATTAGTCATAACCAAAAATTCCTCAGTGACCTCGAAAGTTACGTTTGATTTGGTAGCCATTTTCTTTCTCCTTTCTGGCTGTACCGTTTAACTATGAAAGAACTATAACCCGCCACTAGTTCAGAGTAAAGCGTTTATTTATGGTCAGACAAATAAGATTATCGGCATGATACCGCAATCCGATTTAACAGACTGTCCCAGTCGTATGGTGCTTCGATCTTGGCCATCGGCTCGATCTCGAGGATGGAAGAAGTCGCAAGCTCTTTGGCCTGTAGTCCAGAAAACAAATAGAGTGGACCCCCCCTCCCCTCTTTTGTTAGAACGAAAGCATTACCCCCAGCACGACAACGACTGAGAAGCCACGATATTTGATGAGGCGACAGAGCGACCTTATTATGTTTCGCTACTTTGAGTTCAATCCAGAATTCACCAAAACTAGCACACCCATTTACATCTGGAACTCCAGGAGACGACCATGATTCAATACGAGTCCAGTGTACATCCGTAACATTCTCGCGTAATAATTTCCAGAGTTTTGATTCAGGCTTCGGTGACATCTTTGAAGTCAGCTTCAACGACTGTAGCCAAGGCCCCACCTGATTCACGATCAAGATCTTGGAGTCGCCTGATTAGATCATCCTTAGACATGGCATTAATATGAGCATGAAGAACTTCCTTGCGATCAACATATAAACCCCCCACCTGTCCGCGATGTTTTTCAGCAGATATCGCCGCACTGAACTGGTTATTCGCAGCAGCTTGATCACGAAGACTAGCTAGGTCATGAATGTGATTCTCGTAGGTGACTTCATATTTCTTTGCCATTTCTTGACGAAGTTCATGAATGTAATTCGCGACGTGAGGGAATTTCCCTATATCAAGAAGTTCTGACGCCCGAACATTAGCCGACCCTTTAGCATATCCTGCACGTCGAGCGGCTTCAGTGTTGGAACACCGACCCATGACTATTTCTTCTGCGAACTTTTTCTGGCGAGGAGTGAGTGGTTTCACAAGAACTGGGTTTACAGTTTCAGTCTTTCTACGTGGCATAGTTCACCTCCTCCCTATAATATAGCTCGAGATCAAGTACATTAGTAGTGATTTGAAGTTCATATTCTGTTGAATACACCCATGTTTTATATTGATACTGAACTGCCAATAAGAACCAATACCACCTACCAATATATCCCAAAGCTCATTGGTTCAAGGACCTAGCCCTCTTGATATTGGCTTATTGGTAAAACCTCCCTCAAAATTTTTTAGAGGACCCTCCTTCTCGAGTTCTATATATAGGACACCAATAATAGGCTACTGGAGTTTACTAATGACATCAAAGATGCCCAGCCCTTTAGCATAGACACCCTCTTTCTTGGCCCACCAAACAATAGTTTTGTTGACCTTACCTTTTGGCAGTTGAAACCAAGGGAAGGCCACATTAACATAGCTACCATCTTTGAGCTGACCGTGACAGTAAGACGTATCCCACCAAGGCAACCCTGGATCGGACAGTAGGCGTAGGCGCACAATTTTGGCCAGCCGTTTATCGGTCCAATCGACGGTTTCTTTTGCTGTATTGGTTACCACTTCGTGATAATTTTTGTAAGAGCCGTATAGCTCTTCGAGATTATTAGTCTCCATTTTATTTACTCCAAAACCCTATTTCGTCATTGGCCAGACGGGCCGCTTGCTCGGCTTGGTATTCGCTGTCCCAGTGAGGAAAGTCCCCGTCGCTTGATACAGTAATAAGGTCACCAAAGTGCTTTTCAGCAAGAACCAGCGCTTTGACAACAAACGCGTCGTAGGGCAGTTGGCGGGTTTTGCAACACGCAAACCATTTACCATCCTCATCCGGTTTTTCTTCTTCGTAGAATGGTGAAAAGCTACGATCAATGCAAAAGGTTTCGCATGGCGGGGAACCATTGAAGTAAACTTGTTCCTCCCCTATAAAGACATCCGCTAAAACTTTACCCTCTTCTTCCATTAGAGGTTTAAGTTCCTCGGTCCAATTACGCCACTCCTTTAGCGGCAGTATAGCTGGCCTACGCCAGTAGTGAGTGTAACCCATTTTACTTACCTCGTTGTTAGTTAACCGTTAATAAAGTATAACCGCCCCCACTAATAGGAGGCGGTTACCTTTATCTAATTACTCGTCATTTTGACAAACCACGTACCAGTCGCCTGTTTCGCCCATACCCGCGTAAATAGCATCGGGTGAGCTAGGGTCAGTAACACTGTCTGCCAACCAATCTGATATTTCTGATGGGCTGAGGCCCAGGTCTTTAACCCACGCCGCGTCTGGTATGGGTGAGTAGCCCTCATCTTCTGGGCTGAGAACCACGTTAATAACATGGCCTTTTAATAATTTATTTGCATCTTGCATAACATTTACCCCTTATTTATGTTAAATTAGTAGTATTTAAAGTATAGGGCTTCAGAGTAACAAGAGTACCGTTACTTTATCCAGTGTACACTTCCCAGTATTCATCATCGGTTTCGGTCTTAGGATGGTGTTTAACGTACGGTTCGAATTCAAAACCATAGGAGGAGCCAATTTTACCCATCAAAAGGTCTCGCATGGCGTGGCACTCCGCGGCAAGTTCACTCGTGTACCCATATCGGCAAAGGTTGAAGCCGATGTAAGCGCCATTATTGAAGAAGGTTTTATCGAGATGCTCATCTAGACCTTCAGGGAATTTTTTCTGGATGAACTGCTCAATGTCCTCCAACTTTTCGATGATGGGCTTGCCATCTTTATATTTTAATTCAGCCATATTGACCTGCCCCTCCACATCTGTGAGGTTCATCTCCTCCTTGAATTTGACTGCCAGAAAACCCCTCTTGACGGCAAATAAGAAGGGCTGTATCGTCGGGCACTAACCCTTTCTCTTCAGCGAGCCGTACTGCCTCATCTTGAAGAAAACAGGCCCAATTATCCCAAGGAGAATCCGCGACATTACTAACCGTAAATGTTCTTTTAGTTATACCTGTTATTTCAAGCGCGGAATTATAATTATAATCAGAATAAATATCATCCTCCGTGCAATACATTCCAAGAACTATCCATTCCGCACCCTCATGAGTATTAGCAACCAGTACCCAATGAGTCACAGCCCCTGAGTCGTCTGTTCCATAAACCCCGTTTTTGACTTCCCAGGTACGCCAGCTTGTATCAGCCATTTTATTACCCACTTCGTTAGTTAACCGTTACCTAATAGTAAGGCGGGGGATTAAGAAGAGTACCGTTATTTAATGGGTATGTTTACGGATGTACATATCTTTTACTCGGCGAGGCAAAACTTTTTCAGCATTACATTTGCTGCAACATTTACCATCGTTGATGGGCCAAGCGTTATGGCCCTGATCCCAAGCCACTTCCCCCGTTTCGGGGTGATACAGTATATCGATTTCGCCGTGACAAATACTACATTCCATTATTTCTTTCTCCTCTTTCCCGGACTAACGCAATCCGATTTAGGCCAGTTTACCTATACATCATCCGTTGGGTGGTGATCCAGTTCGTCCCCAAACAATTCGAATAAATCAATATTTTTAAAGACTTGGGGAATTTCTTTTTCTTCACCCATTGTGACGGTGAGGATGGGAGTACCATCCACCACCTTTAGGGTACCAGTCCATTGCACAGTACCCGTCATACAAGTTAAGAGTGCCATTTTACCCCTCTTTTAGATCGAAGCCACTACTAATAGCATTGTTAGGTTTGTCACCAATTAACTCGAACAAGTCAATATTGATACGGTTATTAGTGATCTCACCCTGTACAGGGTGACAATGTACCTCGATGACTTTTAACACGGGGGTTTTATTTGCCCCATGTATACCGTTTTCCATGTCCAGGTAAATCTCAAACCGAGTACTTTCGTCATCGCCCATGTCATAGGCTAAACCGCCTATTGTACACTCGAGCCTTTTATCGTCAGCCATGTTACCCCTCCTCTCTTTCATCTTGTTTATAGTACCGACCTACTAGCTGGTACAGGTTTACGCAGTTAGCGTCCTTAGTATCGGGGCAGTATTTAAGAGCATTAAACGCCTCTGCCTCGACATCGGCTAAGTTATAAGGGTTGTCAGGATAAGGGATGGGCGGCGTACTATCGTGTGCGTCCATGGCATCCCCCGCTATACGGGTGATTAAAGTGCCAGAACCTACCCCTGTGTCTGCCACAACGGCCCACTCTGTACCTATATCCACCCCATCTTCGAAGCCAGTAAACGTCCAGACATCTGGGCCTAACTGCCTTACTAATGTTTTTGGAAATTTATCAGACATATTTTACCCCGTAAGTTATGTTTTATTAACGTTACCCCTATAATAAAACGGGGGACTAGGGGGATAAGCCTGTTTTTATCTTTGGATAAATAAGAAAGGAGAGTGGTCATCTATAACTTTATTTAGGCCATCATTCATGTAAATTTGGAAATTAAAAACGAGGAAATATTCATCACCCATTTTAACGGTGACATCACGTTCAAGATCTCCACCAGGCAATTCATTCAGGTACTTTTTGAGTTCAGCGTAGGTCATTTTACCACTCTTTGATTGGACATACCGCAATCCGATTAATAAGAAATGAGTTGGTGGTTGAGTAAGAGGTCTTACCCCTTTGCTGGCACTCAACCACCTTGGGTCAGGCGTACTCATCAAAAACCCGAACTAACCGCCAGCAAGGGGAGATCGTACCCCGTTTAATCAGCAGTAGTGATGGGAAGCTGGGCGAGTGACCCTTCAACATAAGAGAAAAGCCCAACTGATTCTATATGGCCGTTCCCGTCAATCATTGTAAGAGTAAGCGCCTCAAACTCAAATTCCCCGTTAGCATCATAATGGGGTTGATACAGCCCCGTCACACCAGTGAGGTGATGAACACTATACATCGATCTTAGAGTAGGTGCCTTTAATTCTTCTTCCATAACTTTATTCCTCTCTGGTAATTAACCGTTACCCTATTATATAAAGGGCGATTATAAAGATAAGCGCTCTTTTATGGGCAATATTAGTATGCAAATTTATCTCTCGTACCATTTTTATGTGAATCACGTAGGATTTTCCAAAACTTTTCTATCGCAACTTTGTACCCAGTAGAAACGGGGAAGTCCGGCATGCAAAGTGGATAGAACAGGGGGTGATGCATATAGGCGGCGTCACTAGAATCACTTTTCCGAAACGAATCACACCGCCCAATTAAAAACACTGGGTGGCGCTGTGCTAATGCCCCGCCAATCTCCACCAATACCCCGCGATGTTCCTCGCCTTCTTCAGCGTAAGCGATAAGAAGGTCGCACTTATTAACCTCTTCTACACAGTTTTCCCAGAGGGTACGCTGCTGTGTTGAATTCAACTGGAGCGCACCCTCCGGCTTTTCTTTCGTGCCACAAGGATAGTTAATCCATGTAGAAATAATATTGTAGCCCTCTTCGTCCCGTAACTTCTGCCATTTCTCAGCGTGCCAAATTTTACTGGCGCAATAGATTTTAGGGCCTAGCTCAACCATTTACCCAGTACCCTTTTAATTTAAATCGTGGTTCAGCATTAATCATGTGCGAGTAAATTAGGTAGATGTTTAATTTTGGATACCCACCAAACGGGTCTGATTGTGTAGATTTCTTCTTTCTTTTCAACCATTTAAACATTTCAATTTTCCTTTCTAAATTGAAGGGTTACGTTGGGTGGCCTCTTTTAATAATTTTTCCCCACGAGGGGTGGGGCGATAAATATACACACCCCTTCGGTTAGTTCCCGAGATACTTTTTCGTTCCAAAATTCCACTAAAGTAGGCTTGGCTTGTGCGTTTCGCAAAAAGGTCATGATCACCTTGGTCGGGAACTAGCTCAGCTAATTCGAAATTGGTGAGTGGTTCCCCGTATATTTCTAAAACTTCTAAAAGTTTTATGATAATACTTCCTCGGTTAATCCCTCTCCCCTTGTATTTCTTAGAAGCCCCTCGTGCACGTTCAAACCCCTCTTCACCAACGGTATAGGATCTAGCTCCATTAACTTTTTGGATTTTAGCTGGGGCGAGGCGAGGAGTGGATGTTTCTTTAATTTTCTTGCGTACTTCAGCAACGTGCTGTGGAGCAAGATGGTTTAAAACTGGTGAGCTTATTGTGGGGGGGTTGTCCCGTAAATCTTTGGGAAGGTGTTTTTGTATGAGCCATTTAACTTGGCCGCTCACTGATCGAACTTCACGATCGGCCCATAATTTTAAATCATCATACGATTCTACATCAAGTGTTACATTCTTAAATTTCTCTGGATCAGTCATTTCATGAATCCTCTAGCTTGTCAGGCATGCTCCCTATATTGGTCTTGCATTTCAATTTCCCAAGAGCTTGCCATATCTTGAGCGTCACGTTCGGATGCGAATTCCTGTTCCACAACGTGACCATTATAGGCAATTGCCCAGTTACGAGGTTCAATTCGTATGGCGCAGTAGCCTAAGTCCCAATACTCAGGTTTCTCATAATACTTACAGGAAGGGCATTCACTGCCAATACTATAAGCAAGATCATCGCAATTAGGACACTTCATAGCTTTCTCCCTCTCTTACTTTCTACTATACTAAGTATAGCCGCTCAGACTTAAGACGTAAACTTCTTTTTTATCCTCAAGGACTTAGGTCTTCGGGTGGGTTTTTTACGTTATCGTAAACCTCTTTTAAATCTTTAGGTGAGCTTGGGTAGCCAGCTGCTGCCATTACTGTGCCCATATATTCCAGGGCATTTTTCTTACTCAAATTTTGATGAATAGCAGCGTGTGCTGCATCTTCCATAGCCATTAACCAGCTCTTTACTTTACCCATTTCCATTCTCCTCTTCTACGGGTACACGCCAGACTCGAATGCCAGCTTCGCCTGTTTCTTCATTCGTCCAAATACGTTGGGTGAATTGAACAGGTGCGTTTTGTTTCATGCACCGACGCTGGTAAGCTTGCCTTGCTTGGGCGATACGATTACTTAACCGCTTGACGGTTTCGTCTTCGTATTCAGGGGCGATAAAAAAACTCTCGCCTACTTCCATATCCTCAAAAGGATATTTACGATCATGAGTTCGAAAATCGGTTGGAATTGGAACCGTCTTTTCAATTTTATATTCAATAGCCATTTATTGTCCTTTCTTGGCTAGTTACGCTATATATAAAGTATAGCCTCAGAGTTAGAAGAAAAGGTAAACTTTATCTTAGATTGAAAATATCACATAGATAAGGTAGATTACCAAGACCCCCGTAAGAACATCAATCATTTTGTTTTTCCAATGTGATTTTCATTGTCCCTGTTTTCCCTAAAAGATTTTGCATTTCTTTTGAAATCTGAACCCCGAGTTCATAAAGATCCTCACTTACTTGGGATTCCCCAGCTTTGCTGCCTCGCTTAGTAAAGAACACTTCGTAGGTGATCCCGGTTTCAGCGTCAAAGCCAAGTGACGCAACAAAATCCCCAACCGTTACATGCACCGTAGGGCGACGAGTTGGGGGTTCAAATTCTTCAGGTGTAAACATTAAAACTTCCCTTTCCCTGCTGGCCATACATAGGGCAAATCAGGTGTATCTGTCCATCCAAATTGACTATAATGTTCAGGATTTTTCCGTAATAAATTTGAACGATGGCTTGCGTGAAAATTCACATCACCAAGCCACCATGGGTATGAAAAAGAATGTTCTTTTGTAAATTCCATGGTGTTATTAAACCCGCGACGTATCCATTCTTCAATACATGAATCTTTATAAAAAATCAACGCTTTTTCATAACCGCGCCACATTTTCGTTGCGGGATGGTTTTCCCATGCACCAGTCTTTTTATATTCACCGTAAAGTGCCCTAAGTATCTGCAACGCTTCAACTCGTTGCTTGCCTAATCTCTTATTATCTAAACAACGAATGGATGCGTTAAAAGATGGTAATGGTAAAAATGTTTGCATATTACAAGATAGGTGGCACAGTTAAACCCTGTGCCACCCCTCCTTTGTTTGATCGACTTACGCTATGCAAGTTTGATATACCCCTTATCCAAAGCGATTTGAATATCAGGGGTACCACCACGCAGCTTTCGTGCTCGACTAAGAAACTCGGTGATAGGCATCCCGTCTCGAAAAAGCGCGAAGATTTCTGCGCGTTGTGTCCCTTCGCGAACGGGGGCTTTTTCTCCAATAACCTTAATCGTGTTGCCCGTAAACTTGTGGCGCACCGTGCCAACTTTAGCAGTTGGTGCGGGTACAGAAGCTACCTTCTTCTTTTTAGAGGTAGCGGTTGAAGTGCGCTTGCTCTTCGAAATTTTCGGTGAGACAGGCGCAAGGGTTTCATCAAACGCAACAACTTCAGACATAACAGCCTCTCTTTCTTTCTCATTGAATTACTATTCCCAAAATAATAAACCGAAGGATTTAGGGGGACAACTAAAAAGTTATCCCCCCAGTAAAAAGTTACGCAGCTTTCGCGTAGTCACAAGCAAGGTCTAATGCTCGCCGTTTTACTTGAGCACCTTGGCCCAGCCATCCAGAATGAAGTGCCCCTCCTACGGTGCGCTCACTTTCGCGTTTCCGATGGTCAATAACGTGGGTTACTCCATTCAATGCACCCCACCAAGTACCCTTGGCCGAAAGTAATTCAGCCCCAGGACTAGTATAGATTGAATCATAAACCATATCAGCGGTTCGATTAAACTCATCTATGAGAGGTACGTCGTTAGCAATTTTCATTTTCCCACGCTCAACTAAAAGTTGGGGTTGGAAAAGTTCGGCGATGAAGTTTTGAACATCTAACGGCTTTGTCCGTTTACTACTGAGAAATTCCGTTTGTATCTGGAATTCCTTCATTTTAGTAGAGCTTATACCCAGAGCCTCTTCCGCCGCTGTCATAACGTCGTTATCAAAAGCTGAAAGGTGAAGCACACGGAACCGCTCCCCATTATTATTTAGGGCCATTGCCATAGTATTGGCACAAACTACGCGAACAGGAGTAAACATCACCGTGAGGGCTTTCCCCGCAAGGTGTGGTGAAACAAGTAAAACGTATCCTTCCACTTTATCCCCTCCAGGTAATTCAAAACTTAACTGTATTTTAGCCAAGCCCCAAATTTCCTGACCGTCCTTTAAAGAACCTGCTGTTTCCATTTTCATATCACCAGCGGTCACAAACCTTTTAAAGAACTTAAAGGTGTCAGCATTTTGGAACGGTACATAATCTTCACCGCACGCTGATAGTACCGAATTATCAGTATCCCTAACGATAAAGTGATGGCCTTCTGCATTAAGGATGCCTACATCCTCGCTCCATACTGGCGCATTGAGGGTATAAGCGGGGCGTTTGGATACAGTCCAATTCAGCCCTGCCGCCTCCATCATTTCTTCAGGGGTCATCGTATCTATAACGGGAACCCCAAGCCCATGCCAAGGAACTTCCCCCGCATAAGCCATGGTCTCAACTTGATGAGCCATTATTTATTTCTTCCTTTCTATAAAAGTTCAACCTATAAACTATTATAAAGGCTGATATTATGGAGTATAGGGTTTTTTAATCTTTTAACTCCTCGGGCTTTTCAATACTATCTAAGCCATTATAAAAATCTAAATCAACATCAATGAAAGAAACATTCCCATCTGGTTTCATTATAATACCACAACGAACGTGCGGGTCTACTTTTTTACCCAATGCATATTCGTGGACCATACTATAAATGACTGGAAATTTCATGTCATCAGGGCAAGTCTCTAAATATTCACTTAATGCTTTAGGGTCTATTGCACGATTGTACCCTATTTCAATTGCCCAATTATTTGCATTTTCTATCTGAGGTTTTGTGAAGTAAACAAGTTTATTTTTTGAAGTGATCACTTCAGGTGTGTCTTCCGGGATATCAACTTCCGGATCAAAACCAAACGGGTTATTCATTTCTGGCGGCATACCTTTCTCCTTCCGCGTTACGCTAGCCTATATAATATAAAGTAGGATTAAAAAGAAAAGCGTGGGCTACTCCTCAGGAAACATCTTTGCCACATACATCACAGATGAATGAGGCCTCATTTCCGACCAGTCCGGGTTTAAGAGTAGCCCAGCTCTCGTCAGGGGCAACAATCTCACCACACCAATTACATTTAGAAGTTGAAGATTGTTCCCCTTCACAACAGGGGTCAGTTACGCATTTACAATCTGCGCACTGATAATGGCCGTGGACAAATACTTTTGGTTTGTCACAACCACATCGTTCACAAGTGATGTTAATAGACACCTTTTTCCTTCAAAATGAAAGCCAAAATTGCACCTACAATACCCCCATAAACAAGAAGGGATACTCCTATGAAAAGACCAATAACACTAGCACCAATTGCTAATGCACACCATGTAGATGGTTCAGATAGACGGTGTCCCCACCACGATATAAATTTTTTCATTCTTATACCTGCATTTTGCCACTACCATCCCCTATACTACGTTGCCATGGTTTATCTGTAAATACCGTTTTTGCCGATCCCCAGTCTTCCCCATATTCAATATCCACCTTAGACGGAACTGCTAACTCTACACAGTTTTCCATAATATCAGCAATTTCTCGTATTTGATCAGGGTCACTAGCAGAAAAACACAATTCATCATGGACTTGGAGCAAAGGAATAAAATTCTTTTTGAAAAGTTGGCTCATCGCGGCCTTTGTTTGATCAGCGGCAGATCCTTGGATCAATCGATTAAGAGCTTTATGGGTAAATGCTCGTTTGATACTGGCCCCGTATTCTGCGGATGCTTTTTCAAAGGTAGAAATTTTCCCAATTCCAAATTGCCTTGGTTCCCATAAATCAAAGCGACACTTCCTCCCTAGTATTGTTCGTATAAACCCTTTACTAGAAGCGCGGTTTCTACAGTAGTCACTTAACATTTTTACAAAAGGAACTTTACGATGGTACTGCTGGAAAAGATCTTTGGCTTCTTCCAGTGGTATATTCAATTGAGAAGCGAGCTTCTTTTCACCCATTGAATAAAACAAACCTAGATTAATATCTTTTGCTTGTCGTCTTGGAATAGAAGCCATTTCAGCAACGATAGAATGGAAATCTGCTTCCCCCTCTTTATAGGCTTCAACAACTGCGTCGACTTCTGGCAGTTCCAAGAGCGAAGCATAATGAACGACAAGCCTTGGCTCTTGTTGAGAATAGTCTATAGAAACCCACTTTTCACCTTTTTCCGGTACAAAGATGGAACGGATCAGGGGGCCAAGAATCTTATGACGAGCAGGAATTTGCTGGAGGTTAGGGTTGCTGTAACTAAAACGTCCAGATACAGTACCTCCGGAATCAGATCGTAGAGGGTGTATATCCCCATGGATTCTTCCATCATGTTGATATCTCATAATTGAATTGATAAAAGTTGTGTTGGCTTTGTTATATTCTCGGGCTTCTAAAATAAGACGAGGTAATTCATGGGGATGATCTTGCAAAAAAGCTCTATCAATTTTGGGTGCTTTTGTTTTTTCTGTACGTTCGTAGGGTATTTTTGCTTTATCAAATAATCCACCAATAGATCTGGAATTCCATATCTCAACTTCATACCCATATTCTTTTTTAATTTTCCGAAAAATTTTGCGCTCACGTTTTTCCAAATCTATTTGAATTTTGTCAGCTTTTTCTAGATCAACCCGTACTCCTTGCCATCGCATTTCTAACAAGAGGGGTAACAGAGATAATTCTAAATCTAAAACAAAATTGAGATCAGTTTTAAGGATTTCAGTTTTAAGAGCTTTCCATAAATCTAAAGTTGCTCTAGCATCTTGTTCCGCATACGGGCCTACATACATAGAGGGGAGTTTCCACATTTCCCCTTTAGCATCTACCCCCCATTCTTTTGCTGCTTCTCGTAGTAACTTTTCATCTTTTGAAGAGGCTAGGTAAGTTTTGGCTAAAGCATTAAGTGCGTAAGAAAAGCGATTTTCATCAAGGAGAGGGGCAGCTATTAAAGTATCTTTAATGGCCCCTTTAACTGGGACTCCTTCTCGTTTAAGCCATCCTAAATCATAAAGAGCATTATGGAATACTTTATCCGATTCTGTGGATAATTGATCTTTCAGCCAATTTAAGATTAAAGTGGCATCTAGGTTACTTCCATTATCATGTCGTATAGGGAAATAGCCAGCCCACCCATCAACTGCTACAGATACGCCAATAACATAGCCATTGCCTGTTGCCCACCCAGACCCTTTGGTTCGAAGGTCCGGATCACATGTTTCTAAATCTATGGCAATTACTTTAGCGTCTTTTAGATTTGGTAGTGTTTCTGGAGGACACCATGGGCTTTCTGTTTGGAGCAGCGGAATTTGATAGGCCACTTTCTTCCCCTAAAATTATAAAAGGTTTTTTACATGAACATTTAGGCCACTTAAAATCTTCAAAAAAGTCTTCAGGAATTTCGTATTCCTCGTCCCCGCATTTACATTTTAAGGGTATGTTCATTTTTTTATTATACGACCCGTAATGAAGGGTCGCTCTGATTAATGTCTTCCTCACATCCGTCGCTAGGGGGTCCACCGCTATTTCCTAGGGTATTTCCTTCTAAAAACTGAAAGGCCTCCTGAGACTCGTCCGTAGGAGCATGCAGGCTATAACCGCCTAGCTCAGCCCTCATTTCAGCTTCAACTAGGAATAAATATCGCCTTAAATCCCCAATATCATCCAATATTCCTGTTGGGGATGGGTCTTCATAAATTGTATTGAAAATATCGTACTGAAATTTCTTAACTTGATTTTCTATACGGTCCCACTTACGGGCCAGCATCATAAATGCACCCATACCACCACGTTTCTTCCAGCTATTCCCATAGCTCTTTTCGGCATTAACCAATGCTTCTACATCATAGGAAGCAACCTCTTCTATAGCTTCTTTGATTCCCATTTACTTGCTCTCCTCTCCAACCATTCTATACTAGCCTTTCTCCAATCTAAAGCCTCTATTTCTTTAGCGGTCGAAATAGCATCTTTATATTCTCTATGGATTTGTCCCATGTGCCAAGCCAAAAACATTTTATGCGCAGTCTTTGAAAAAAACCTATTCGTATACTCCGGAGGTGCCGGTGGAAAACTAACGGAATGCCCCATAAAAGTTCGAGTATATCCTAAAAAATTCTCTATATCCACATCGGCTTGGTTTCTATCTTCAAAAATAGGTGCAGGGGTATAATGCAATCCATCAGGGTTTAACCCTACATAAGAATCATACCATAAATAATCATGTTCATGTCTTTCAAGAATAGGTAGCATTTTATGGAAGGGTTCTTCATAAGCATGGTAACTGTCACTGACATGATAATAGTCCCCTACTTCAATTCCAATTTGAGAAGCTATGTATTCTTGAAGAATTGAGAAGTGCACAGCATTTGCCCCATATGTGCCCCAGATAATATCGTTAGAGCGGCAAAGAACAGTCATGTTTAATTTGTTGTTCTTTCTTTTAAAATAAATATGAGTATTACAAGGAACATCTTTGTAGTCTTCTATAGCCCTTTTTAGATCTTCAGAATCCCACATAGTTACTACTGCTCGTCTACTATTTGGATCTTCTATTAAATGTGAAACGGCAAGGTCTAGCTGATCGCTGTGAAAATACTTACGCCATCGATACCCATAGGCCCCGTTTAATCTCCACCCGTCATCTGAGTATTCCATCATTCGTTTATTAAAGAATCTTACATAATCAACATCTTCCTGCCCACCTAACATCCAAAGGGCTTCAAACAAATGGAAGAAAGGATTTGCATCTCTTGTTGGACTGAATAGCACCCGTTCCTTGGGGCAAAGATATTTAGTAGTGACAGGATGGGGATACTCCAATACTCTTCCAGTACGAGTCTCGTGCCAAACCCCACTTGCCTTTAAATGTTCTAGCCCAAGGTATAAGGCCTCCGTGACATTTCTTGCTTGGATAGTTAACATTTATTTCTCCCACGGTCGAGGTACTGCTCGAGTGTATGGCCCATTACTTAATGCAGCTTGAATGATTAAATCATCCTTTTCGTCCGGTTTTTCTAAATCTAATTGTCCCTGAGGATCCGGTAATAATCCTGGGCGGTAACTAAGTGCGTCACAACCGTCACATGGACCGAAATCTCGCATCCCATGGTACAATTTTTTCCGTGCTGCATTAAATGGGTCGCTTTGCCAAATCTCTTCAAACGTAGTTTCTTGCTCCAAAATATTACCACATTGGTAATGTCCTGGCCAATCATTGCAACAGATTGCAACACTACCATCCCATCTTACAGACAGTTCTCTAAAAACTTTTGCACACCTCTTTCCCGCCGCTCGATCATTTTTGGGGAAAGCCGCTCCAGCATGATTGTTTAAAGTAGAGTGGTTTCCTTTAGTGGCTTGAGCTATATCTTGTACTACTACAATATCATGGTCCCCAGGTTTTCTACGGCGATGAGGATTAGCCTTTTTAGTGGAAGGATACTCAAGGATTTTATGGAAGCCTTTGTATTGTTCCCGAACTTTATCACAAATCTTTATACCTTCATAGTTATCCAATAAAAGTACGTTGATTCCTGCTTCCATTAAGTCATTAATATTTTTTGTTAAGTCACCTTTTAACAAGCCCACCCCATTTGATGTCATCTGAAGATGCGTTTTAGGTAATTGCTTTCTAAATAATTGAACAATGTCTTTAAAATTGGGATTCATTGTTGGTTCTCCATGCATAGCCATTTCTATGCGAGGATTCCATTTATTAGAGCGAATAGCTTGTGCCAATTTACTGACTAAAGTATGGGCATGTGCATAATTTAAATACTTGTAAGGGTCTGATTTTTTACCCCGTTTATCTTTAGGACCATTCGCTCCATTTTTACGAATAGAAGCAATACCACAAAAGGCACAAGCTAAGTTGCACCCTTCTGTTAATTCAATTTGAACACAGTATGGAGGATTCTGTTTCATTATTGCACCAGTTTCCTGTATTCAAGCCCAATTCGAATTGCGTCATGAGCATCTAAAAGTTTCATAGCATTAACGCGAATAAACATAGCCATATACTCTGTTATTTTCCCATTCAAGAAATTAGCAAAAGATTCCCAGTCTTCAAAAGTAATACAATTTTGCTCACTTCCTTCGTCTACCATACTATCATCAGGGCGTATCCAATCTCTATGCAATAAACAAATAGTCCCTGCATCTATAGCTTCTAGAAAAGTATATTGAGTTCCACCGCCATCCCCTTGTATTACAGAAAAGTCCGTCATATATTTAGCATTTTTGCATAGAGCCAATGCTCCCCTGAAGTCTAGCTTAAAAATAGCCCGATCTTCTACTGCGCGGTTACTATCCTGTAGATATTCAGGGTACTTAGGAACAATTTTAGTTTTTGTATACATCCGATTTTCCGCGCCCCTGATCAATATTTGTTTGCTAGGGGGCAATACTCTATTTGCCTCAAACAACCAATGGCTGTTTTTATCAAAATCCAATCTAGCAATATTAATTGCATAGTTTTCTCTGTTCATCCAATCACTATAATCCAATGGATCAACAGTTCGCGCAGCCATATAAGGATGGGGAATAAAAGTTGCCTCAGGCATATGCTCGAGCATAGAACGCCTAATGACAATAACTTGCGCAGGATCAATAAACTTTTTAAACTCAGGATTCCGTAGCTCAGTAGGATCATGTATAACAATAAAAGCCCCTTGATCTAAGAGTTTCATTGCCAGCTTACGGTGGTGCTTATCAAGAGCCGTTATAAGAAGTGGGCCTTCTAATTCTAGAACATCTTCTTCTTTTACATTGCGATAGGGAACCATATTTCCCATTTCTCTATAAACTTTTTCAGTGCGTGTTGTTACACGAATCACTTCATGTTGATCAGATTCTGCAAAACGATCCCCCGCAAAAGGGGGCTTTCCTAAAAGCCCATGGTAAAGATGACTGGTAAAAGTAACCCAACCTCCATACCTACTCCTGGATAAATATAGCAGCCGCATCGTAATCCACCCTTTCTATATCACTCTCACTCAATTCTTCTCCTAGCCATGCTTCTATAATAATAAGTTGCTCAGATGAAGAAGTATTATGAAGCCAATGATATTCTTTCTTTGCTATTTCTACAACAGAACCAACTCGTAATGGTTTTAGTTTCTTATGAAGGAACACTTCATTAACCCAAACTTTACCCTCCCCTTGTACCACAATCCACCTTTCTTCTCGTTTAAAATGACGTTGTAAACTTAACGCTCGACCAGGATTGATTCGTAGTATTTTTGCTCGCCATTTTTGGCCCTGTTCAAGAACTTCATATTCTCCCCATGTTCGAATAGTAGTTGAACCAGTTGAGGAATTGTAGGTTTCAAGAAGTTCACTTGACGAAGCCTGTTTCCCCCCGCCAACATTCCAAATGAGTTTGATATTATTTTCTTCGCAATAAGCTCTCTCAGGAGTACTTTTTGAAGTTCTGTCCCCACCGTTTAAGAAGGCGATCTTTGAGTGAGTGTACCTTTCTTGAACATACCTTAATCCATTAACCACCGTTCCATCTCTATCAGCGACAGGGGAGACCGCATGGACAGAAGAAAATTCAGAAATAATTTCAGCCCGTGTATCATAATCTAAAAAAGCTCGACCTTTTTTCCTCTTTAGCCAATCATTACTATTAAGAAGAACATGGACTTTCCCAATAGTAGCAGCTTCCCTTATTAATGCAATATGACCAGCATGGATAGGGTCAAAACCCCCACTCACAACAGCCACAGTACCACCCCATGGTACAATTTTTTCCTTATATTGTTTGTATTTATTATTACTTTTCATTTCCCTAAGTCGTTTCATTTGATCAACAATATAAGAGTCCCAATCTTCTCCGTGTAAAGCTCCTTTATACGGACGGATAGTATTTCGATCTTGGTTGTCCTTGCCCATTTCGAACCCTTTCATATTTATCGAATTCGCAAAGGCTATGCTCAATATCTCGAAGTTCCAAAGTGCCCACACCTTTCTCGAGATAAAGATCAGATATATCTAAAAGTTTACGCATCTCAGAACACCAATCATGTCGCTTTGAAACGTAGGTCAGTTCTCTACCAAAAATTCTATTTAGTCCTCGCATAGCCCCTGGACCCGCATTAGCCCATGTATTTATATCAAGAGCCTCATCACCAATGCAAGTATGTCGCAAATCAGTAACAATTTCGTAGGCTAGGAATGGGCCTAAAAATGGATACCCCTCTAAAAAGTAACACATTTTTTCTAAAGATGCCCAAGGGGTTTTCCTTAGGAAATGTGCCCTTCCCTCCCAAACGGTACTAATAGTTTGACAAACACCTTTTACTTTATTTCTTCCAGTGGGACTTTTAATCATATACGCCCCTGTTATCCATTTATCTTGGGGGATAATAGCCTCGTATGCTTTTTGGGGATCCCAATCTACATGTAAATTATGGCGTAGTAATGTCTCGCCCGTTTCAATTAAATTGAACCATCGGAAAATAACAGTGGCCATATAAACGTCATGGCTATCTTTTAAGGGATCCCGAATATTTTCTCGGAACCAAACAGTAGTCTTGTCTTTTTCACGGAAAGCATTAGTGAATTTAAATTCACGCAGAATTTTGTCTTCTGTCCAAGGCCAAGGTTGCCCTGCATCTTTTTTAACTTGGATGCTTGTTCTCTCATTTATCCAGCTAAAAAACTTTTCTACAAACTCATCTCTTTCTTCTAGCATCCCTTTCCTTTCTAGGGTTGTGGGGGATCCCAAAGCATATTAAGAATCCCCCACGAGGTCACAGATTAACCACACAAGCACCGCGCATCATATTGAAAAGAAATCTGCAACCTATTCGGATCCATTGGAAACTTCGACATGTCCTGATTCAACTAAAATTTGTAAATCTTTTGTTCCCCCTTTCAAGGGAATCACAATGTCAAGGAATTCGTCTACAGTCATCCCTTCTCTGAGAGCTTCAAAGATTTGATGCCTCTGAGTTCCCTCTCGTCTAGGGTTCTCTCCATTTAAAATATGGATAACTTGGTTACGCTGGAAAAGACGAGTTTTGCGCTTTTGTTTTTCAGCCACTTTCGATTCCTTTATTGGCACTTTCTTTAATATTTTATTTTACTTTCCCATTAGTTAAAAGTAAACCCCTCTTTAATCAAATAAGGAAAGCTCGAGAAGTTAGGGGTTGCACAATATGCAGGTTTTCTTTTACACGGGTTAATGCTACATAGAATACCCGTATCTCATCATCAGGTTCTTTTTGCATTTGTATCCAACTTTTCTGCCCTATATCCGTTAACACTACCACATTATCACACTCACTCCCCTTGGCTCCATGAATCGTTGATAATCGGATGCGGGGTTCTGTGGTAAACTTTTCTCCCCTACGCAAACAAGCAATCAAATATTGTTTTTCTTTATCTGAAACCTTATCAAAAGCCTCATGCCAAATAGCCGTAGTTAATAAACCATAAGACTCTAGTAATTTTTGTAGAGTAACTTGCTCTTCATCAAAGACAGCTTTGAGCGTTTTATGGGTTCGGCTAACTCCTTTGTTTGAATTCATATATTTATAAATACTTCTTACTTGGGCAATAGTAACCACCCCACCTTTGCGAAGTCGCTCCCAAGCTAATATTGCATTAAGTAAGGTTTCCGATACACTTTTCCTGTGACCTCGCTGATAAAAGAACCCTTCAAGTCGACACTGTTGTTCAACACTATTCAACATATAATTATTTCGGGCAAGAACAAGCCAGTTACCTTCACGCATATCAATATGTTCAACTTCTGAATGCCAAAATAGCTTGCCTTCTTTTGGCCTTGGTTTCCAGAACTTAGTTCGACGTTTAGAAACTCTTTTAACAATAGAATCAGCTAAGTAATGGGCATGTTGGGGAACTCGGTAGGATTGATCTAAAACTTGGATATCCCCCTCTAATGATAAGAAATGGTTTACATCAGCCCCCGCCCACCTGAAAATAGCTTGGTCATCATCCCCAGCAATATAGACATGTTTAGCTTTATTTTGAAGTTTAGAGACAAGTTGCCATTGTAAAAAACTTAGATCTTGAGCCTCGTCTATGAAAACTACATCAAGATCAGGGGCAAGGTCTTGGTCTACAAATAGGGAGAGCATATCAGTGAAGTCATAAAGGTGGCGCTCCCGTTTAAAAGCATTTAGCCCCCGTTCTGCTCTATCTATTTCATACCAATTAATATCCAAATTATCATCTAACCATTGCTTATGAGTAGTTACTCCTCGGACTCGAGCAACTTCTATTGTTCCCAAAATTTGATCACCCTTCTTAGAAAAAGCAAGTGACCCTTCTTCTAAAGAACTGTACCCCCTCACCTCTAAGCCCATGAGTTGGCCAAATTCCCTACGCTGTTCATCATTTAAAACTTGTGACCGACTTAACCCTAGTCGTTGAAAAGCCAAACTATGAAGAGTCCGAAAGAAAGGTAGGTCATCACCTCCAAGGTTGAACTTATTGTACGCTCTTTCTCTAGCCTCGTCTGAAGCTCGGTTAGTGAACGCAAAATACCCTATCTTATGAGGTGGAATCCCTTTTTCAATATGGTCTTCCACTAAAGAAAGTAGGGTAGAAGTTTTACCTGTTCCTGGGGGGCCAATGATAATATTCAAATTATATCTTCTTTAAAGTCAGGTAAATCAAAGGGGTCAGATTGTACACTAAAGGCGGGAAGACCCCAAAGGTTAACAAATCTACCCTTGATATTAACCCCTTGATGCACAGCACTCATGTCCCTCAACCTAGCGGTTATTTTAGGACGAGGAAAGTAACGGAAGTTATGTCGTTGAAGATACGCCTCAAGATCAGATAATCTGAAAAAGGTTTTCCCTTCTTCAGTGTACGGTTTACCAAGTAAAATCTCTTCCCTAGTTTGGGCTTGTGCCCGATCAGTGCAAAAAGACTCAACGAGATCACTGAACTGCCCCTCAATAGACGCATCCGGTGGTACATCAATTAGAGTGACATTGTCTAGTAGGTTTTGGATAACCCCTTGCCATGCTCGCTCACTCATTTTAGGGGGCATCTTATTGATAGCTTCCATACAAACACGCTGAAATCGAGTTTGATTTTGCAAATCTTCTGTTGACATTTCCAACCTATTAGCTTCCACATCTAGAAACCACACGGGTGGGTTGGAATTTTGTTTGGTTAAAGAACCAAAGGTAGGCATTGCCGTGGCAGGAGAAATACCAAACTTGCGTGTTTTACATATTCCCGAATTACAATGACTAGCAATAGGTTGGTCATTACATTTATAGTTGTATTCTTTTGTACGAAGTTGTTTGATAATAGTTAGAACTTCATTTGCCGCAAGAGGGGGAGAAAGATACTCTCGGTTATATTCCTCTATTCGAGTTTCCCAATTATCAGGTTCTGATAACTTTGCATAAATCCCTAAATTAAATAGGCCATTATTACGAGTGCCTAAAGGAAATCCTTCAGTTATGAGGTGCTGTAAGCAAGGTGGGCCATTATTTAATGATTTAACCTCACTTTTAATTTTAAGATTAGTAAGGTCTTCAGGAGTCAAAGCAAAGGTATCAGCTAAGTCTAAGAATTGTTCAAGGGTATTCACCTTCCCTTCTGCGTTTAATGAATAGCGGGTAGTTTGGTCTCCTCCGAAATAAGGCAGGTTTAAGAAGTTACCCGTATCCCCCCGTTCGGTTAGAATATGCGTTTGTTTAGGGAATATTTCGTGGGAGGCCAGCCCTAGTTTAGCCGCAATTTCGACTAACTTTAGCCTCATGGTAGCCGCAGCAATATAGTCAGTAGTGAATATGAAAATATGTGCCCCCCCTGATTTACTACGGCAAGTAACCAAGGGGAGCTGATATTTGTAAACTTCAGAATTGAGTACTTTTAGATCGACTGAAAAGTCATCTACATCAATACACCCCCAACGACAGCTATTCTCATCTGTGATAGGAATTATACCAAGGGAAGGCTCTTCACCTTCAAGATGCTTTTCCCAAAGATCTTCGGTAGGCTCACCCCGTTGTACTCGGGATTCTACCTTTTTCTTGCCATCTTCCCGTAAGCCTATGATAGTTGTTGTACCATAGGCGCGGTGTAGCCCTGAAAATCTTTGTATAAATCTTTCTAAATTACTCATCTGAAGCCCCTACTAAAAGGGTACTTCGTCAGTACTGACTTCCTCCTGTTGAGGTCTGGCCTTTACCGTACCTGACATTACTGCCTGATAGAACGCCGCCCCAAGTTCAAATTCTTCAGTACTAACAGGCCGTTGCTCAGATATATCAAAGCCAAACCAACTCCCTTTAGCGTTTGATTCAGCTACTGTCCGTAGCCTATAAGCAAAGGCAAATGAAGGATAGGGCCTCACACCCGTTTCCGTTTGTAAAGTTTTGGAAACCATTTGAGTATTCCAGCGGCGTGACTTCTTTAATTGCGTTGAAGTCATTGAAAGTACCGCTTGCGTCAACCCATGATTAGGGCTTAAAAGCAGTACATAGTGGTTCGCCGTATTAGCCAAGTAATTACCATTGGGTAATACGTCTTGCCCTCTTTCATTTTTAGTCGCTTGCTGAAGAATACCGCTTTCGGGGTCATGTGAGGCTACAAAGCCCCCTTCCTGTTCTCTTGGGACCCACTCAATAAGGTTACGTTGGTAAGCGCAGGGAACTACCTCCACCCCTGCTTCACCATCAAATATTTCATTACTAACCGTATTAAAAAGCATCCCTGCCTCAGCACCTTCCACATACTTTCCCTCGCGCTTTTTAATTTGAGGGGAACTATCTTGAAGAATATTTAAGAAAGGAATAGCAAGGTCATCGGTGCTTAAATCTTCAACACCTTGTCCTGCGTAAAGTTGTAACTGTTCGTCTGTTAGAGTGGCAAGAGGAGCGTCCTCTTTCTTCGCAACTTGAGTAGCCATTTCTAATCTCCTACTTTATTGAGGCTCGTTCGCCAATGAAAAGAGTAAATAGAGCATCTGGTAAATCTTTACCGTTCTCTACCTGTTCTCGAGCAAAACCCCGTAGTGTGGAGGGTTCTACCCATTCTTTATCGCTAGGATAAAGGCCCCTATCCTCAAGTTCTTCTTTGAGAACCAAGGCTTGATCATCCTTATCGCGAGTAAAGTCTATTGTTACCCGATGCTTTATTAGCCCGTCATGCCCATTATCTCTTAACCATTCTAGGGCTTGAGGGGTTTTATCAGCAGGGATAGTACAACTATAGAATTTTTTAACGGATACCTTACTTCCATCACTAAGTGTTATTTCCGTAAGGCCATGTTCCGTCATTAAAGCTGGAAGAAAATCTTCGGCCAACTTCCGACGCTGTTCCTTTTTAAGTTTAAGGGCCTTTTCGTCTTCTGCAATATCCTTATCAAACGCAACTATTTGATTGGCCATAGTTGCCACGCGGCCAAGTTGCTTATCCTTAAATTCAGGTGCATCGGTAAGTGGGTCAAAAAAAGCTGCAATTTCTTTCTCTGTAACAGCTAACTTTTCAGACATATCTATCCCCCTTTCTGGTGAATATCTATATGAACTGGGTAATAGTCTTTTTCAATTCGGTCCCATTTTAAAAGCCCAAATTTACCAAGGTTAGTTTCTGCCGCTATTACGCAAGCAAGCCCAATAGCAGCGGGATCCCCCATTAATAGTAAAAAATCTTCTGAGTTGAACCCTTTAAGATTTTCCCTCAACCTTCTAGTAGTTGGGGCAGGGCTAAGAACAATGTTTACATTAGGAGGGAGTAAAACTTTTAGATCACCGAACTTTCGGGCACCAAGGATATTCCGACCTGGGACTTCTTGGACAACAAAAACTGTCACGCCCTTTCTCCTTTCTTTTTTATTACTTTACTAGTTTATTATATAGGGTTCATGAAAGCTACTTCTTTTTTGTCTTCCGGAAACAAATAGGCAATATGCCAATAAATTTTTAGCCAACCCCTTGTACCGTAAAGAACAATCAAGTATTGGTAGATATTGGTTCAGTGGGTTCAACAGAATATGACTCTCACTTTCTAGATAAAAAACAACTTTATATTCTTATATATAGAGGGTAAACTTAAACCTTCTCAGAAAGCTAAGAAAGTTATGGTGAAAAAATACCGTTTTAAAACGAAACCTTACGAACACCAGCGAGCTGCTTTAGGGGCAAGTTGGGATAAGAACGAGTTTGCCTACTTCATGGAGATGGGTACGGGGAAGTCAAAAGTTTTGATTGACAACCTAGCCCTCCTTTATGATTACGGCCATGTTGACTCGGCGCTGATTGTGGCACCTAAGGGAGTCTATAAAAACTGGGCTGAATTAGAAATCCCTAAGCACTTACCAACCCATATACATTGTAAGATTGTTAGTTGGTACCCAAACCCTAATAAAGAACAGAAAGCTGCCCTTTTCAGTTTA